CAACAACAGTACAATGATGGTCGAGTTGGTACAGCATACATTCAAGAGTTAAGATTCAACAAATACTGTGCAAGATTGCAATCAATGTTGAATCCAACATTTGATGAAGAATTTAAAATATGGATCAAATCCAAAGGCTTCAACATTGACAACGGAATGTTTGAATTAAAATTAAATCCACCACAAAACTTTGCTCAATACAGGCAAACAGAAATGGATCAAGCACGAATTCAGTCTTTTGCACAGGTAGCAGAACTGCCTTATATGAGTAAACGTTTTGCATTGAAAAGATTCTTAGGACTTACTGAAGAAGAAATGGCAAGAAACGCAGAACAATGGGCAGAAGAAAACAACATACCACAAGGCAAGAAAACTAAAGCAAATCAATTGAGAGGTGCTGGAGTAACACAAGCAGGCATTGCCGGAGATTTGGATCAATTTGAAGAGCCAACTGCCGAACCAGGATCACCAAGTCCAGAAGCACCAGGTGGGGGAACGCCAGGATCAACGCCAGGCGGCGGTGGTGCAATACCAGGTGGACAAGAAGGGGGAACCCCAGCCTAAGGTTAAATACGTAAAATGAAACTATTTGAATTCTTTACACATACACAAGACGGTTTTGAGCAGGACAAAAACTATGAGCCTGAAAACGATATCTCAGTTTTGGATTCAGAGGACACTAGGAAAACACGTCTTAGATTAAAAGACATCAACTCCATGAGACTTGCTTCAGAAGAACATGAAGCACAACAGAAAGAAGAAGCCAAGTTCGTTCAAAAAATGTACGGACAGCCTGCACCTGACGATAACTTACAGTTATAATGTCCAACATAGCATTCGTATTAGGTAACGGAGAATCCCGAAAAGGTATACAAATTGACGAACTGAAACAGCACGGCACTGTGTTTGCTTGTAATGGTGTTTACAGAACAGAAACACCAGATTTTCTAATTGCTGTTGACCCAAAGATGATTTTTGAAATTGCAGAAACAGACTATGCACTAAAAAATCAAGTTTGGTCAAATTTTAATGCACAGTATAACAAAAATCAGCGTATATTAGATTACGTAAAATGGTTTAAACCAAGCTTGGGCTGGAGTTCTGGTCCAACAGCACTAAGAATGGCATGTGAAAGAGGATTCAAAGATATATTTGTGTTGGGTTTTGATTATCAAGGTCATCAAAGAGGTGGTAACAAGCACGGATTTGGTTTTAACAACCTATTCAAAGATACGAGAAACTACAAAAGAACAAAAGATGACGCAACGTTTTATGGCAATTGGATGAATCAAACAAAACACTGTTTGAAAGACTTCAAAGACACCAAATTCACCAGAGTGGTGCCAGAGGGTTGGTTTAGTCCAAAAGATTTACTTTGGAATGATAATTTAAGCCAATTGACTACGCCACAATTTTTAGAAAAATTCAAGCTAAACCTTAAAACTGCATAGTTTTCCATATGCCACTCGAGTGACATTTTCAAAATCACCAAAATTACCATTTTTATACCATTAATAGCCCCGTTTTATACCTTTTACAGTAAATACTAACGCTTATAAGTACAAATCGATATTAAACAAGGAGCACGTGTAAAATGTCAAACAATAAATTTGAATCTTTATTAGAATTACTAATAAACGAAGAAAACGACAAAGCAGAAGCACTTTTCCATGAAATAGTAGTAGAAAAATCAAGAGATATCTACGAAGGATTAGCGGAAGAGCCTGTAAAAGAAGAAACAAAAGAAGAAGCAAAAGACGAAGTTAAAGAAACTGAAGCATCAGAAGATCAAGTAGATGAAACTACTGACGAAGCAAAAGATGAAGACGTTAAAGAAACTTCAGACGAAACTAAATCAGAAGAGTCTTTAGAAGAAGTAGAAATTGAAGACGAAGCAACTGAGTCAGAAAAATCAGAAGAAGAGTCTATAGAAGAAGTTGGTGGCGATGCTACTGACGAACTAGTCAAAGACATCTCAGCAGACGAAGAAAACACTCCAGAGATGGATATGGACGGTGATAAAGCCGCTGATGACATGGAAAAAGACATGGACATGGACGGTGATAAAGACGACGAAGATATGGAAGACAGAGTTGTTGATTTAGAAGATGCTTTAGACGAATTAAAAGCAGAATTTGAACAAATGATGGCAAAGAAAGACGATGACATGGACGACGACAAAGACGAGTCATTAGAAATGCCAACAGAAACTCCAGCAGAAGAGCCAGTAATGGCAGGCGAAGCGGCACACAAAGATGCTAAAGACATGAAAAAAGAAGCAATGCATGACAAGAAAAAAGATATGAAAAAAGAAGCTATGCATGGCAAAGACAAGAAAAAAATGGATGAGTACAAAATCCAGAAGTCTGCAAACAATTCTGACATGTCTGACAAATCTGCAAAATCACCAGTGAAAACAGGTGGTGCAAAACAAGGCGGAACTCCAGTCAAAACGGGTTCAGGCGCAGAAGACAAAGGAAGACCGGCACCAACTGCACAAAAGATGGCAGGTGAATTTGCAAACAGTCCAGGAAAAGACAAAGCATCTGCTATGAAGCCTATGAAGGCTAACACAGCGGACGGTTCAGAGAAATCTGCAAAATCACCAATTTCTGGCAAGTAATTGCTAGTTGTTGAGTAAAGGAGAGTTTGAATGTCACTATATCTTAGAGAACATCTAACTTACGATCAGGCCAGAGTACAGATCTTACACGAAGGCGAACACGGCAAAGATTTGTACATGAAAGGAATCTGTATTCAAGGTGGTATTAAGAATGCTAACCAAAGAGTTTACCCAGTAAACGAAATTGGAAAAGCAGTTAAAACACTGAATGACCAGATCGGATCGGGATATTCTGTGCTAGGAGAAGTAGATCATCCAGACGATTTAAAAATTAATTTGGACCGAGTGTCACACATGATTACTGAGATGTGGATGGACGGTCCAAATGGATATGGTAAAATGAAAATTTTACCGACACCAATGGGTCAACTTGTCAAAACTATGTTGGAATCAGGGGTGAAACTAGGCGTATCGAGTAGAGGTAGTGGAAACATTAACGAATACGGAAGCGGCGAAGTTTCAGACTTTGAGATCATCACAGTAGATGTTGTGGCCCAACCTTCAGCACCAGGTGCTTACCCAACGCCAATTTACGAACACCTAATGAACACCAAAGGTGGTAATATGGCAAAAGGTTTGGCGGCTGAAGTTAGAAATGATGCAAAAGCACAAAAGTTCCTCAAAGAGGCACTAACAAACATAATAAAGGACCTAAAATAAAATGATAGACGCAATATCAAAACTAGTTGAATCAGGTGCTATATCAGAAGATGTTCAAAAGAGCATTCAAGAAGCATGGGATTCAAAAATCAAAGAAAACAAAGAAGTAGTAGGTGCTGAGTTAAGAGAAGAGTTTGCTAAAAGATACGAACACGACAAAGCAAACATGATCGAAGCAATAGACAAAATGATGACTGATAAATTATCAGAAGAAATCACAAAGTTTGTTGAAGACAGAAAAGCACTTGCTCAAGAAAAAATTGCTTACAAAGAAAACGTAGGCGCTCATTCTGCTAAATTAGAATCATTTATACTTTCTAAATTATCAGAAGAGTTGAAAGAACTACATGGCGACAGACAAGGTGTTCATGAAAACTTTAAGAAAATGGAAGAGTTCGTAGTAAATGCTCTTGCTAAAGAAATTAAAGAGTTTCATGAAGACAAAAAAGGCGTTGTGGAGACGAAAGTCAAACTAGTAGCTGAAGCTAAAAAGCAAATGGCGAAAATGAAAGAGGCTTTCATAACAAGATCTGCTAAAGTTGTAGAATCTGCTGTAAACAAAAAACTTGCTGAAGAGTTAAAATCTCTTAAGGAAGACATTACATCAGCTAGAGAAATCAACTTTGGTAAGAAAATATTCGAAGCGTTTGCTTCTGAGTACCAGAATTCTTACTTAAATGAGAAATCTGAGACTGCGAAGCTTATGAAAGTAGTTGACGAAACTGCTCTCAAACTAAAAGACGCTGAGAAGGCTGTTGAAGAGAAACAAGCGGTGATTGAGTCAAAAGAAGTCGAAGCAAAAAGACAATCAGACTTGATGGAACGCAAGGAAAAAATGGCCGAGATGCTCAAACCATTGGGCAAAAACAAGGGTGAAGTTATGGCTCAACTACTTGAAAGTGTACAAACTGACAAGTTGCAGGCTTCATTTGACAAGTATCTACCTCACGTAATGGCAGACAAACCAGTTGTAGCAGGAAAAAAAGTTATTTCTGAATCAGCAGGTGACAGAGAAGTAAGGGAAGATGCAAACTTAACAGATATCCGTAAGTTGGCGGGTATATAATAAACACTAAGGGGAAAAGATCAAATGTCAGAAATATTTGAATCAAAATGGGGCGAAACTAAACAGGCCCTAACCGAAGGTTTAGCAGGCAACAAGAAAAAAACAATGGATGTTGTGTTAGAAAACACAAAAAGATACTTAGCTGAGCAGGCAACTGCTGGTGCTACATCTGCTGGTAACGTTGCTACGTTAAACAGAGTGATTCTTCCAGTAATACGTAGGGTTATGCCTACTGTTATAGCGAACGAGATTGTTGGTGTACAGCCAATGACTGGTCCGGTTGGACAGATTCACACACTAAGAATAAGATATGCAGACACAGTAAGTGGAAACACAACTGCTGGTGAAGAAGCATTATCTCCATTCAAAATTGCGAAAGCATACGCAGGTAACCAAAACAACACAACTCCTAAAGCGGCTTCAACAGCATCTTTAGAGGGTACTCCAGGTAAGAGATTGTCAATCCAAATCTTGAAACAACCGGTTGAAGCAAAATCTAGAAAACTATCAGCTAGATGGACTTTTGAAGCGGCTCAAGATGCACAAGCACAACAAGGGATTGATGTAGAAGCAGAAATCATGGCGGCATTAGCTCAAGAGATTACTGCTGAGATCGACCAAGAGATCATTGGTTCATTAAGAACTTTAGCAGGATCTGCTTCAGAGACTTTTGACCAATCAGCTGTTTCTGGTACAGCAACATTCGTTGGTGATGAACACGCGGCATTAGCTGTGTTAATCAACAGAGTTGCTAACCAAATCGCAACAAGAACAAGAAGAGGCGCTGGAAACTACGCAGTAGTATCTCCAACAGCTTTAACTATTCTTCAATCTGCAACAACTTCAGCATTTGCAAGATCAACTGAAGGTACATTTGAAGCACCTACTAACACAAAATTTGTTGGTACATTAAACGCTTCAATGAGAGTATACGTAGACGCATATGCGGCTGACGGTACTTCAGTACTAGTTGGTTACAAAGGTGCAAGTGAGGCTGACGCTCCAGCGTTCTATTGTCCTTACATACCTTTAATGTCAAGTGGTGTTGTTCTTGATCCAGCTACTTTCGAACCAGTTGTTGGTTTCCTAACAAGATACGGTTATGTTGAATTAACAAACACTGCATCTTCACTAGGTAACGCGGCAGACTACGTTGGTTTAGTTGCTATCACAAGTGCAAACTTAAAATTCAAATAAGCCCAGGCTTATTATTTTCAAAGAAAGGCGGCTTTATGTCGCCTTTTTTTGTGGCGGTGGCATTGTGATTTAAATAAAATAATGCACTACTGCTTTCATCATATTCCAAAAACAGGAGGCAGTTCTCTAAGAATGAGGCTAGAGGACAGAGCTGACAAACAACAAATTTCCAAATTAGATTATGCCATAGGTCATAACACTACCAAGAGGATCCCAGGCACACATTTTGTATGGTTGAGAGAACCTTTAGACCGAGACATATCTCATTTCAATTATGACATGGGTAAAGGTGAAGCTCATTCAGATAATTTTGAGCAAAGTTGTCAAAGTCTAGCAGGTAATTTTGTTACTCTCTGGATATATAAAAATTATTTGTTGAATGATCCAAACGTTGATATTGAATCAAAATATCAAACTGTGAGACAAAGTCTTAAAAATAATTTTGCCAAAGTTTTCTGTCTTAAAAATTTTGAAGACAGTTGGACCTACGTGGCAGACATCCTAAAAATTGACAGAGAACCAAGATTAAGCACAAACCGAAGCAACGAAGATTATAAAAAATACGCAGATAGGAAAAATTTATCTCAAGAATTTATTGAATGGCATAGAGTTTATAATATGTATGACTACAAGTTGTACAAAGAGTTTTGTGCATAGTTAAAGAAAAAAATTCACACTCATATCAGTCATATACCAAATGTGATAGTTTAATATGTCTGTAATACTTCTAAATAATTGCACGATTCCATAAAGGAGTCTAAAATCAAGGGAGGTCCAACATGGATTATCTTAACAAAATAAAAGGATGGGCAAAAGGAATTGCTGACGTGGGTGTATCATTCATCGCGTTAGGGATTGTTTT